TCTGAACATGTTCCAGGCCAAGCGTGCTGCCGGCGGTCTTGAGTCTGCAGCAGCGATCACGCGCCGCACCGGTGGATTGATGGCCGGGGCTACGCTGCTCGAGGGCGGCACCAGGTTTGCAAGGACAATCTGATGGCAACGCTCCCGGTTATCGAAGGCGGTCAGATCATGCTGCGCGGGGCGCAGGGCGGCGTGCCGATGGCGCAAGTCTCTCCTCAGGTTGTAGAGCCGATCGCAGCCAGGGCCGCTGCCCAGCAGGGTGGCACCCTTGCGCAGATTCTCGACCGGATGAGCGAGAGCGCCTTCCGCGAGGCTGGGCGCCTGGCGCAGGTTGAGGCCTTCCAGTTCGCCGCTGACAACCCGATCACGCCGGCGCAAATCGAAATCGCAAAGAACGGCGGATCAATCGATCGCGGCCGTGCTGGCAGCATCTTCGATGAGGCGCTGCGCAAAGCCCGAGCTCTCGAGCTCTCTTCTCACTTTGAGATGGAGGGCCGCAACGAGCTCAAGAAGATCCTGGTCGATGTCGAGCAAGGGACGATCACTGGCGAGGATGCCAGCAGACGTATCGCCACGATCACCAACGGATACAACAAGGCACTGACCGCGCAGGATCCCGAGGCCGCGCTCAAGTTCCGCGCCACCATGTCGCTGCACGGGAACACCGTGCTGAACGCTGCCTACGAGGCTGACGCCAAGCGAGCCAAGGCGCAGCGCATTGCCAAGTTTGATGCGGACTTCGACAACGGCGTGCGCATTCTTGAGGCCACTGCATCGCAGCATCCTGACCGCATTGACGAGCTCGCCGATGTCTTCCGTCGCAACATCACCATGCAGGCGATGATTCTGGGCGACGCAGGCCTGCAGAGGGAATACAGCACCAAGTTCGAGACATCACTGCGCAACGCGAAGATCAACGCGCTGACCAGGCACCTGCAGGAAAACGAGTACATCGTCAACCCAGAGCAGACGCTCACGCGGATCCGGGCTGGTGATGTCGGCAAGATGAGCCCGCTGCTGCAGCAGATGATCGTCAACGACTTCGATGCAGTGGCGAAGGTTACGGCCAACTACATGGTGTCGGTAAACCAGCGCGAGATGCTTGCGAAGAATGAGCGCGATCGTCTCAAGCGCGAGGCCGAGCGCAATGCGTACAACCTGCTCGAGATGATCTTTCCGTTGCCAGAGGGTGACCCGACTCGCAATCAATTGATCGGAGAACTGACGAAGTTACCCGAGGGCGCTGTACCGATCGGCACATTGAAGGATCTGCTGTCGCCGAGCCAGGGCGAAAGCAATGCACGGGTGCTCTTCAATGTGACCCAGGGCATCTACAACAACACGATCACGCAGCCTGATCAGATCTGGCAGATGGTCGGCAAAGGTCTGTCGCCGAAGGATGCTGTCGGTGCGCTCAAGCTGCTGCAGTCTGAAGACCGGCGCGACCAGTCAGAGCTCGATCGTGGCATCAGCCGGCTGGCAGGCATCCCGGTGATTCCTGGCAGCGTGGTGGTGCTTGACCCGAAGGGCGAGGAGTTCAAGCGCAGGTCTGAGCTCCAGGCGCAGGCGCTCGACATCCAGGCGCAGGCGGCACGCGATGGCAAGGTGATGACGCCGCGCCAGATCCTGCAGCAACTGGAGACCAACCTCGAGCAACGTCGCGGTACAGAAGAGGCCAAGGCTGCGCAGCGCCAGCTGCAGGACGACACCTCGCCGTGGGTCAAGAAAGCCGGAGGAAAGATCACTCGAGATAGCCTGCCTGCTCTTGAACGGAGCGGCAAGCTCAACGCCAACGAGCTCAAGCGTGTCCGGCAGCTGCTCGACCAGGCCGATGGAGTGAAGTGATGCAGATCGAAGACGCATACCTCAATCGGCTGTCCAACTTCCAGTTCCCTGGCGAGACGGCGATCCCCGAGGCGCAGGACGCCGCGATGCAGGCAACGGTAGGCACGCTGCCCGCCCAGGAACCGAAGCAGCAGCCGGAGGCCAGCATCGGGCCGATTCCGCGCAACATGTTCCAGCAGGCGATCGGCAAGTTCGGCGAGGCGCTGACCGCTGCAGGCGTGCAGCTGGACAAGGTCGGCATCGACATCCCGGTGCTCGGCCGCGTGACCCTCAAGGATCTGACGGTCGGCGAAGCCGGCAAGGTGATCGAGGACATGAGCTACGGGTTCATGCCGACCCGTGGCGCTGGCGGCATTGGCGGCACTGCAGGGCTGAAACCCGAGGCGGCTGAACTGCTGAACCTGCCGATCGTCGGCACCGCAGCCAAAGCAGCGGGAACCGTTGCGAGGGCGATCCCTGGCGCTCTACCTGCTGCAGCTGCTGCGATTGCTGCCCAGCCTACCGAGGCCGAGGGCGGCGTCGGATCGCTGGCCAGGAAGATCGGCGCCAACGTGGTGAGCACCAGGTTGCCGACCGCTGTGAAGGCCACCGAGAACCCGCTCACGCAAAACCTGGTCATCGGACTGGATGCGGCCAAGGCAGACCCTGCTGCGTTCACGCACAACGTCAACCTGGTCAAGGCCTACCCCAACATCAAGACGCAGGCCACCGACACCAACCAGGTGGCCGAGGACTTCATCACCGAGGTGAAGGACAACCTGCTCTACCTGTACGACCAGGTGCCGGATGCCACGCGCCAGCGCAGCAAGCTCTGGTACGACGGTGCTCGCAACATCGTCGACCGCTGGGGCCGCGAGTACAACCAGCCAGACCAGGCGTTATCCGGCGTGCTGGCCGTGCTGTCGCCCCAGAAAGACTGGTTTATGAATGTGTCGCTCGGCCAGCGGGTGATCGATATCACGCAGAACCAGTGGGCGTTCCGCTGGGACAGTGACATGGATCAGATCGCTGCACAGATCTGGGCTGACCCGAAGTACAAGCCGGTGCTCGACCTAGTGCGTGGCAAGAGCCTGGCCGAGCTCGAGGGGCCGGCAGAGCGAGCACTGTGGGTGCGTACCTTCGACCAGGCCTTCAACCCGCGCAGCCACCAGATCGTCACGCCTGAAGGTGACTTCGCTGATGTCAGGAAGACCCAGGCCGGCAAGGAGTTCAAGGTCGCCTGGGGCTCACTCAATGAGATCGGCAAGGCGATCTCGATCCTCGAGGATCCGAGCAAGGCCAACATCAGCACGATGCTTGGCGGTCAGCACAAGGTGCGGAACTTCTACAACAACATCTATGCGCCGACAGATCCTGCTGGCCACGTCACGATCGACACGCATGCGGTTGCTGCTGGCCTGCTGCGCCCACTCTCCGGCAACAGCCGCGAGGTGCTGCACAATTTCGGCTCTGGCGTGAAAGGCGAGATGGGGCCGAAGAACAGTTCAATCACCGGTGTGCAGGGAACCTACGGGCTCTATGCCGAGGCGTACCGTCGCGCCGCTGCCGAGCGTGGCGTGCTGCCCAGGGAGATGCAGTCGATCACCTGGGAGGCTGTGCGCGGCTTGTTCCCTGACACATTCAAGACGCCGGCCAATGCTCGCAGGATCGACGACATCTGGGTAAGATATGGGAATGGCGAGCTCTCAATCAACGAGGCCCGAGATGAGGTCATCAAAGCAGCCGGTGGAATCCGCGCCCCCGAGTGGGAAGGAAGTGGACTTCGTGGTGCAGCTACTCCAGAAGGCGGGACTCCCGGTAACGCGGGAGAACTACCTGGGGTTGGCGTACCCGGAGGGAGTGCCGGACGACCTGGACGAAATGAGCCTGCCGCCGGAAGTACGTCTCGCGTAACTCGGGGCGGTCGCGCTCCGCAGCCTGGAGCGCAGTGATGGCCATCCCCAATACTCCCCTTGAACAGCGTCTTGGCCAGATGCTGCCGCAGGTCGATCCTCCGGGTGAGATGCCGCTGGAACCGATGCCAGCGGATCAGCAACTAGAACCCGCTGAGATCCAGCCGCTGACCAGCGAGCCTGGTTCCCCAACGATGGAAGAGCCGGTGCAGGTTGCCGGTTTGGGTTCTGTCGTTCGCAAGGCTGTAGGGAAAGCAGCGCCGAAAGCGGTGCGCGACATCAGCCCCGAGGCCTACCAGGCGAAGCCAGGCGAGCTCCCACCGGTTACGACCGAAGGTCGGTTCCGTGTCATCCCTGAAGCTGACGAGCAACTTACAGGCGAGGTCGAGCGTGCCGTCGATCGCCGGCAGAAGTTCAGCCCGCTGACTGGCAAGCCGCCTGAGGAAGCCTTCAACCTGGGGCGCTATGCCGACCGTGATGCGGCTGGCGTGGTGGCCGGCGTATCTGATGCGCTCGGCATCCAGACCAAGCGGGTGACGTTCGACGAGATCAAGAAGAAGGCAGCAGAGTCTGGCATCGGCGAGCAGTTCCTGGCGCGTCTGGTGTCGCCTGTTGAGGGCAAGATGCTGGGCAGCGCGGTCGAGACCTACAAGGCGCTCGAGGTGCTCGAGAGCTCGGCCGGTGAGCTCGACCGTCTGTTCAAACTGGTGGCCAACGGCCAGGCTACTGATGCCCAGAAACTGCAGCTGCGCCAGCAGGTCGCGCTGCACGGCATGATCCAGAAGGGCGTGAAAGGGATCCAGACCGAGACCGCCCGCGCCCTGGCTGTCTTCCGCATCCCGCGTGAAGGCAATGCCGACGTGATTCGCCAGGTGCTCGATGAGTACGGCGGCGACAAGTCGCTGACCGACATGGCGCGTGCCTACCTGACGCTCGAGACCCGTGCCGCTCGCAACCAGTTGGTCGAGCAGTCGATGATGTCCGGCGTCAAGGATGTCTGGTTCTCCACGTTCATCAACGGCCTGCTGTCCAGCCCGGTGAGCCACGCGAAGAACATCCTGGGCAACTCGATGTTCGGGCTCTACCAGATTCCCGAGCGGCTGATCGCATCGTTCTACAGCAACACCCTCCCGCAAGGCGTGCGCAGCTGGCGCTCGCTGCTGCCTGGTAGCGAGGCCGACAAGATCGGTTACGACGAAACGCTGACGATGGTGCAGTCGCTGCGCAACGGCGTGGTCGAGGGACTCACGCTGGCGGCTGATGCGTTCAAGAAGAACCAGCCAAGCGACCTGCTGACCAAGATCGAACTGCAGCGCACGCCCCAGGAATCAATGGGCGAGACCCTGCAGCGGATCAGTGGTGTCGGCCAAGACACCTGGCTGGGCAAGGCCTTCGACTACTACGGCACGGCGGTCACGCTACCCGGTCGCATGATGATGACCGAGGACGAGTTCTTCAAAGGCGTGTTCTACCGGATGCACCTGAACACGCTGGTCACCAGGCGCGGCAAGCAGGTCTACCGTGATGCGATCGAGAACGGTCTGCCAGAAGCGGATGCGATGGCGCGGATGGAGACTGAGGTTGCCGGCCTACTGCAGCACCCTCCTCGCGACCTGGACGAAGCCGCGATGGATTACGCCAGGCGCGGCACATTCACCGCAGAACTGCCGCCGGCGCTGAACAAACTGCAGCAGGTCTTCAACACCCCGGCGCTCAAGGTACTGGTGCCATTCTTCAAGACACCAGCCAACATCGGCATCGAGGTGATCGAGCGCACGCCGTTCGCGCCGCTGTCCAGCAAGTGGCGCAACGAGATCGCAGAGGGTGGCATCTACCGCGACATGGCGCTCGCCAAGGTCACGCTGGGTTCTGCTGTGCTGGCGACGTTTGGCGCGATAGCAAGCGAAGGCCTGATCACCGGTCGCGGCCCAGAGCGCAAGGCTGACCGCGAGGCGCTGATGCGAGACGGGTGGAAGCCCTACTCTTTCAAAATCGGCGACCAGTACGTCAGCTATTCAGGCCTCGAGCCTGTCTCTGCGCTGCTGGCGATTGCTGCCGACTATGCCGAATACGCCAGGCATGAGCCTGATGCCGGCAAGATCGAGCAGGTATTCATGGGCGCGACCTATGGCCTGTACGAGTACCTGAAGGAGCAGCCATACCTACAGGGCGTCGCTGATGTCGCCAAGCTGATCGGCACCAACCAGCAGGGCCAGGTCGACGGCAAGAAGATCGTCAACGAACTTGCCAAGCAATACGGCGGCTTTGTTATCGGCGGGTCACCGGCCGGCGCGTATGGTTCGCTGGTGGCCAGCATTGAGCGGCTGATAGATCCAACCGTGCGTGACGTGCGAACCAACCCAGACCTGCCGATGGGCGTGCGCGGCTTCTATGAGGCCTTCCAGCGGTATCGCAGCCGCCTGCCCTATGCCAGCGAGGCGCTGCCCGAGGCGCTCAACCTATGGGGTGACCCGGTGCTGGCTGGTCAGGGCAAGGCCTACGAACTGGTGCTGCCGACTCGCGTGAGCCCGCAGCAGTTCAGCGAGGTTGACGATGCGCTGGTGCGGATCGGTTCGCCGGTCGGGATGCCGGAGCGCAAGATCGACGGCGTGGAAATGAGCGCGGCACAATACAACCGGCTGCTCACGATCTACGGAAAAGAGCTCGGCGAAGAGAGAGAACTGAAGGATAAGACCAAGAAGTTTTTCAACGTCAAAGACATTCTGTTAGAAACTATGCAGATGCCAGGGTTTGACCTGTTGAACCTGGACGACCAGCAGAAGACGGTGCAGCGCGTGCATTCTCGATACATGGACGCGGCAAAGAAGAAGCTGCTCTCGGAAGATGTGAACCTGCAGGCCAAGATCGACGAGCTCAAAGAGCTTCGCCGTGCCAATGGCATGTACTACAAGCCGGACTGATCGAGTACAAATACCAACTGGAAGGATTGAGCGATGGGCGTCCCAATCAACAACGTCACCAGGCGCGTGGTCTACGCGGCGAGCGGCACCGGCCCGTACAACTTCACGTTCGAGATCCTGGCGAACACCGACATCGCGGTCTATCGCGACGACACGCTGCTGGTGCTCACTACTGACTACACAGTCACGATCAATGCCAACGGCACCGGCTATATCACGTTGACGGCCACGCCAACAGGCGCCACCCAGATCGCGATCGTCGGCAACCGGACGATCAGCCGCACCACCGACTTCGTGACCGGCGGTGATTTTTTCGCCAACGTGCTGAACGACGAGCTCGACCAGCAGACGATCTTCGCGCAGCAGAATGCCGAAGGCCTTGGCCGTGCGCTGACTGCGCCACAGACAGACCCGATCAGCATCAACATGACCCTGCCTGGCCGCACGACCAGGGCGAACAAGTATCTGTCATTCGACGCGAACGGCAATCCGACAGCCACGGCCGGCGCCCCGAATACGCTCTACTACGGCAGCTACACGTCAGACCCGACCACCAGGCCGGATGGCACGGCGCGTGTCGCTGGTGACCTGTACTACAACAGCGTGGCAGCAATGGTGAAGGTATACACCGCTGGCGGCTGGGTGAACATGGGAACCGGCACCTACACGATCTACCGGGCGCTGGCCACTGCTGGCCAGACGAGCATCACGACCAGCTACGTTATCGGCAGCGTGCAGGTGTACATCAACGGCGTGCAGCTTTACTCGACCGAGTTCACGGCGACCAACGGCACCAGCATCACAGGGCTGTCGGCGCTGTCGCTCAACGACGAGATCACGGTCATCAGTACGAACCAGCTGGCCTACGCGGTGCCGGTGACCATCAGCACGTCATCGCCGAGCGGGTCTGCATCCAACGGCGCACTCTGGCTGCGGGTGGCATCGTGAGGATGTCTGTCTACAGCGGCGGCGCCTGGAAGGATGTCATCGTCGCGTACACCTATGACGAACCGTCTGCCTCATGGAAGGAAGTGCAGAACATTCACGTCTATCGCAATGCGCAATGGGAGCGCGTGCATGACAAGGCTGATCTGTATGTCATCACTCTTGCCACGGTTAACTCTCTTGGCAAAGCGGTGCTTACGGATCCTCAGTTTAACTTCGTCAATGCAGCTTACTGGGGAACCTTAATTGGTGGCCGAGCTCTCGGGAATATCGACAACAATTTCTTCCCGCCAGAAATTGACGGCGCTGACGTAGCGATTCTGGGTAATTACGTTTTGTATGGCCCGGCTTCGATTGGTGCTGCAGAGCGCGAGTGGATCGAACGCGAAATCATCCCGTACGCGACGAGCAATCCACCACCGCCGTGATGTAAATGAGCGTCTCAAATCTTTTAATGGACAGTTTGTTGAGTGGTATGAGGTGATTGATGACAACAGCAAACGAAGTGGAGGCTCGGCTGATGACTCACGAGGAAGTGTGCGCGGTCAGGTATGACGGCATCAACGCCAGGCTCAAGCGCATCGAGCACATTCTGATCGGCGCCGCCGGCGCGATCATTCTGCTCCTCCTCAGCCTGGTGCTGAAGGTCTGACATGGTCGAGGTCGCGGTCGCACTCGCCGCCGCCCAGGCCGCTGTCGCTGGCATCAAGCAGGCGATCCAGGTAGGCCGCGATGCCAAGGAATGCCTTGGCGAGTTCATGCAACTGTTTGATGCCCAGGATCAGATCCAGAAGGCCAGCACCGAAGAGCGGGCGAAGCTGCCGCCGGAGAAGCAGAAGAGCGCCATGAGCGAGGCGCTAGAGACTGTCATCGCGGCCAAGAAGGTTCGCGAGATGACCGAGGAGCTCAAGCAGTTTCTGGTCTGGTCAGGTCAGTCTGATGTCTGGGATGAGATCCAGCGCGAGCACAACGCAGTGGTGCAGCGTCGCAAGTCTGCTGAGATCGCAGCCAAGCGTAAGGCCGAGGAAGACGCAGCGCGGAAGCTGAAGCAGCGCAAGGAGCGGATGCTCATCGTCACCGTGGTCGGTACCGGCGGGATCATCCTGTATCACCTGGTCAACTACATCATCGATGCGTGGCCAGGGCAATGAAATGGCTAGCGTTTCTGATGATCTTCATCGTGTTGCTGATGGCAACGCTTGCGGAGGTGAGCCAATGAAGATGTCGACAGAAGAGATCGAGGTGCGCGTCTGGGCCATCATCGTGCTGGCGCTGACCGGCATCCTGGTGACCAGTGTGGTCGGCATCATCCTGGGCGTGATGTTCGTCGAGCACGACATGGAGAAGATCAGCCCGATCGACCAGGCCTTCCTGGCAATTCTCAAGGACGTGATGCTTTTGTGTATCGGCGCGGTCGGCGGGATCGTCGGGCGCAAGGGTGCCTACGCCGCGGCTAACATGATAGGCAAGGAGAAGGACGATGCTGCCGCTCGGCCCACTGCTTGAGGTAGGCGGCAAGATCCTCGACAGGGTCTTGCCTGACCCGGAGGCCAAGGCGAGAGCCCAGGCCGAGCTCGCGAAGCTCCACCAGGACGGCGAGCTCGCGAAGATGGCCAACGAGACGAAGCTCTTCGAGCTCGAGCAGAACAATCTGACCGAGCGGCTCAAGGCCGACATGGGCAGCGACAGCTGGCTATCGAAGAACATCAGGCCGATGACGCTGATCGCGATCCTGGCGGGCTACTTCACCTTCGCCATGATGAGCGCGTTCGGCAAGAACACCAACGAGAACTACGTCGAGCTCCTGGGTCAGTGGGGCATGTTGATCATGTCCTTCTACTTTGGCGGCCGCACGCTCGAGAAGATCATCGATATGAAGGCGAAGAAATGAAAGAGAACTTCGAGTCTGCGCTGGCGGCAGTGCTGCACCACGAGGGCGGCTACGTTGACCACCCGAAAGACCCAGGGGGCCGAACTAACAGGGGCGTGACGCAGCGCGTATGGGAAGAGTGGGTCAAGCGCCCGGTCGACGAGGCCGAGATGCGCAGCCTGACACCTGAGATGGTGGCGCCGCTCTACAAGCAGCGGTACTGGGATCGGGTGCGGGGTGACGACCTGCCGGCTGGTGTCGACTACGCGGTCTTCGACTGCGGGATCAACAGCGGCCCAGGCCGTGCGGTCAAGTTCCTGCAGCAGGTGGTCGGCGCCGATGATGATGGGGTGATCGGGCCTGGCACGCTGCGGGCTGTCGCGGCCATGCCTGCTGATGAGATCGTGTCCAAATACCAAGCGAAGCGTTTGGAGTTTCTGCAGGCGCTGCCGACCTGGGAGACGTTCGGCAAGGGATGGGGCCGGCGGGTGACCGAGGTGGCCAGCGCCGCCGGCAAGATGACCGAAGGGTCAGGCAGCAGCCTGGCCTGATTCTGCAGCCCGCTCCTCGGGCGTCAGGGTCGCGCCCAGCGCGGCCAGGCGCTGGTTGTACTTGGCCATGTGAATCGGCTTCAGGGCCAGCGGCAGGCGCCCCAGCTGACCTTCGTTGGCCTCGCGGAGCTCGCGGAGTTTGGTCATCCTGGTGCGAGCAGCAGCGCGGCCAGCCCTGGCGGTCTTGTCTGCCAGCGCCTCATAGGCTTCGTACCATCCTTCGATCGTAGGATACGACGCCAGCGGCTCTTCCCTGCCCGGCACCATCAGCGCGAAACCTGGGTGGCGAGGCGGGTTGCCTGACTCGGCGATGATGGCCTCGCGCTCGAGCTCCTCCTCGGTGATTGTCTCGACCTCGACGATCTCGATGCCGGCCTCCTGCGCCTGGTTGACCAGCTGCTCCACCGTGTCGGCCATCTGCTCGGCGATGACGATCGGGTCACTGGTCTGCACCACGGGCTCGACCTCAACGGGCGGTGGCGGCGCCGGCGGGGCGATGGCATCGAGCGGGTTGGCCGGCTTCGTGGGCGTGATGTCGCGCATCTTGCGGGGCTCATCGGCCGGGTAGTCCTGGGCCTCCTCGGCGGTGATCAAGCCCTTCAGCACGTCAGGGAAGGCGTCACGCAGGGCAAACCCACGGGCACGCATCTGTAACATTCTTTTGGGATACGACTGCCAGGGGCCGGCCTTGCCCCACAGCCCCGCTCTCTTGGCATCCTCGACACTGAACCTGGCAATCACCGGCATCCGGCCCTTGCGCCTGGCGATGCAGACGGCGCTGGGGTTCGGGGTGCCTTCGTTCTCGATGTGCTCATCGATGCCCTCGCAGAGCGGCGAGGCCTGCACCAGGGCGAGCGCAGCGTCACCGTACACGCTGGGCTTGCCGTTTATGACTGCGATGTTCTGGAGCGCCTGCATCGGGGCCAAGCCAATCTCATAGCCCCACTGCACGCAAACCAGGATGTCTGCGGGTTTTCCCTGGTACGCCTTGGGCACCATCGAGCTCGATGCCAGGTGCTCGCTAAACTGCATGGCTTCGGTCAGGGTTGCGGGTGCGAACCCGCGATGGGTAGTCAGTGTCATTTCATTTCCTTCACTGATAAAGTGGATTGTCGAACGCTGTACGCAGCCTTTGCGGGGACGATTTTTTGCGGCGTCGCAGCGTAGTTGCGCATCGGCCACTTGATCTCGAGGTTGCCGGCGGTGCCACGGTTGGCAGTGCGCAGCATCGTCTTCAATTTTTTCTCGGCCTCTTCCTGGTCAGCGGATGCCTTGGTGATCGTCTTCTTGGCCTCGAGAATTTCTCGCGCTAGGCGCTCGCCCTCGCTGCCCAAATCGATCGATGCTTCATCGGCCTGCGGGAACATGCGATCGGCATCCTTGCTGTTGATCGGCTGATACCAGTCGATGATCTGCTTCTTCTTCCAGACATCCAGCCGGCGCTGGAAGTCGGTGGCCAGGCCATAGATCCGGTCGACGAGCGGCTGGTGCGGAGCGAAAAGGAATAGCCGGAGCTCGGTGCCCTGATAGAGCACGGCGATGCAGCCCCAGCGGGCCTGGATGATGTCCATCTGGGCCTGCAGCTGGATCGGGCCACGGTACAGGGCTGGCGTGTCTTCCGGGCTGACGCTGGTCAGCTTGGCCTCGAGCACGCCTGTGCCTACAAGTTCGATCTGATCCTGGCCGATGACGTAGATCCCGGCGTCCGGGTCAGTGGTGATGATCTGCCCGCCACCGTCAGCGGTGCCGTCCAGGCTGCAGCAGAGCGGCACGTCGGGGTGATAGCGGGCAGCAGGGTGATCGGTGACCAGGTCGATCAGGCGCAGCCGGCGTGCGGCCTCGCGCAGGATAATGGGCTCGAGCTCATTGCCCCAGGCCATCGCTTCGTTGCCATCCGATCGGACGTTCTCGCCCTGCATGGCGCCGATGCTGTACTGGAGCTCATCGTTCGGCGAACGGTACTTCGACAGCCCCATGAGCGCCGGCAATCTGCTGGCGCTGAGCATGTCATCGGGGGTTACTTTGCTGACCATCGTGCGTCTCCTGTAAAGCATAGACCCGCACGACTCGAGCGTGCGCGGCCGGGTGATGCGCCTCGGTGTATCCGATGGCGCGAAACTGGCGGGTGCGGAAGACCGCGCCCAGCAGGCTAGGGTGAATGCCAGGCGGCAGGGTGACGGCCTCGCGTACTTCATTGATACTGACGAAACCGTGCTGGCGGGCGAACACGATGGCCGCTGCCCGGCACCGCTCGAGCAGGTCAGCGTGCTGCACCTCGAACAGGCCCATCTGCTGCTCTTTGATTGTCCGACCGTCGAGGCTCATAGCATGAGCCCCAGCAGCATGAGTCCAACTATGCACAACACCGCGATGAACCCGTCAGACAGACGACGCTTGCCGCCAGGCTTGCGCAGCAGGTAGTGCTGGATCTCAAGCTCCTCCCAGGTTGGTTTGTGCCGGAGCTCCGGCCGGTAGCCGGTGCCAATCGGCACCTTAGACAGTGGTTTTGACTCACGCATTGCAGGCCTCCAGAAGGTTGCGAACTTGCGACGGCGCCCAATTGCTGCCGCCGCGGGGGGTTGCGATACCGCGTGCTTGCAGGGCTGCAGCGATCTCGCGAAGGGTGGTGCAGCCGGCACGCTTGATGTCGGCCACGATCGGCGCCAGGCGCGTAGCGTAGGCACTGGCACGGGCCTGGATGGCAGCGATACCGGCGGCGCTGCCGCGCTCGGGGGTCGGGCACCCGAGCTTCACGCCACGGGCCTTCGCGGCCTGCAGGGCGGCTTTTGTGCGGCGGCTGATCTCCTCGCGCTCATGCTGGGCGACCACTGCGCGGATGCCGAACTCAAGGGTGCCGGCGTGCGGCATGTCGGCAGCGACGATCTGCACGCCAGAGTCGCGGAGCGTCAGAAGGAACGCAGCCTGGCGGGACAGGCGATCGATCTTGGCGATCAGCAGGGCGGCGCCGGTACGCTTGCACATAGCGATGGCTGCGGCCAGTTGGGGCCGGTCATCGTTCTTGCCGGACTCGATCTCGGTGAACGAGTGGGTGATGTCTGCAGCGTACTGCTTGACCGCAGCCTGCTGGGCCTCGAGGCCGAGGCCGGACTGGCCCTGGCGTTCGGTGGAGACGCGGAAATAGGCGACGAACTTGGTCATGGTGTTGCCCTCTTTCTGGGGTCAGCGGATGACGAACGGGGCCAGCAGGAGCACGGGCACGAGCGCCCAAGGTGACCCGGTGGCGAAGGCGGCGCCGAGGCCGGCGCCGAGTGCGATGAACGCGAGGATGGCCAGGATGCGCATGATCAGGCCTTTGACGCTTTGAGCACTGCGGTGTCGACCCAGTCGGCAATCTGAACTGGCACGCGACCGTTTTTTTGCTGACGGAACTGATACAGGTTCGCCAGATGGCAGAAGGTATTGCCGTCGCGCTGTGCGCCGGTGCCAATAACTTCCCAGGCGTGACCCATGTGAACGATTTTCTTGCCGATGAAGCTCTCGGCAATCGCTTTGTCGAGGATCTCTTGCAGGCTTTCAATCGTATGGCTGCGGTCGAGCCATACGCTTCTCTGGCTGACTCCGTTTGCACGGGTATGCACGACGATGACATTGCTGCTATTCCGACCTGGGATCACACTGAACCCTGGGATCGTCTTGATGGCATCGATGAGTTGCTGCTCTTGCTTGGTCATGTTCAGACTCCTCTTTCCGGGTGGTCTGCGATATCACTGCGATACCGCTGAGACAGATACTCGCATGGTTTTTTTCGACTTGTCAAATAGCCAAACGCCAGTGGCAAGTAAGGCAAACCCTAATCCGTTGCATTTGAGGCAACACTCGGGGTGTATCATCGCGGCATCACATTGATACAAGGAAGGCCGATGGAGATCGAGCCCTACAAGCCCTTCATGGTCAGGCTGAAGCCCAGCACCAGGGAGATGCTGGACAAGGCCGCCGAGGATCAGCGCCGCAGTCGGGCCAGCATCATCGATGAGCTCATACGCACGCATCTGTCGAGCCGCTACAGCGACGTGCATCAGCGCATTGAGCGGTTGCTGGCTGGCCGGCAATGATCAGGCGAGTGCGCAACCTGCAGCCGGGCCAGGTCTTCATCCTGAAGCGTACTGGCGAGCGATACGTCTTCATCCGGCGGTGCCACGAGACGCCTGGCGGCACCCGGTATGTCGTTCGGAAAATTCGTTATGCGCGAGAGAGCACCCTGCACCATAGCTGCCACGTCGAATGGAAGGGTGACTACGACGCTCACGTCCTGACGCAGTGGTTGGGGCTCGGATCCGATCCGCGAGCGGTGCGCGAGGTTGAGCTGGTGCTGCTCAGTCAGTGGGCCGAGCGCGAAGGAATCTTTGCGTGAGCCTGGCGGTCTACTTCACGGTCGATGGCCCGGCAGTCGGCAAGGGACGGCCGAGGGTCAGTACGATCGCAGGCAGGCCGCGCATGTACACGCCAGCCAAGACGGTGGCCTGGGAAAAGCTGGTGGCCGAGGCCGCGCACAACGCGATGGGCAATGTGCTGCCCTCGCCTCACCCGTGGTCGGTGCGGATCGTGATCTTCGCGCCGATCCCTGCCAGCTGGCCTAAACGCCGCCAGGAGGCCGCAAAGCGTGGCGATGAGGTTCCGGGTAAGCCGGATCTCGACAACGTCGCCAAGGCCGTTCTGGACGCCTGCAACGGGGTGCTCTACGAGGACGACAAGCAGGTCTGCAGGTTGAGGGTTGAGAAGGCCTACAGCACAGACGTGAGAACGGAGGTTTACGCGCATGAGGTGCTTAGGTGAGTGATGGGACGAGATTCTGCAGTCATTGCCAGATGCGAAACGGGCTCCTCAACGGTGGCGCCTGGAGGATCAGAAACGGAGGCCTGCACCGGCGCTGGATCTGTGGATCTTGCGTGTCACGGATGCGGGAGCGTGCACAGCAACGCCAGGGTGATCAACCTGCCGGATGGCCGCTCGGTTGGGAGTCAGAGCGAAGCGTACCGAGCCTGGTGCGAGGCAAGGTGGGCGATGACGCTTCCTGACAAGGTCGGCCCCCGGTCAACGAAGATGACCAAGGCCAGATACCTGCTCGAGGTGCAGAAGCACAGGGGCGAGGTTGCGGCGTACCAGCTGCGGGCACTGATGGTGAAGATGTGGAAGTCGAAGTAGATCTGATGCCGGTTGAGGTTGCGGTGCCGGTCAAGCCGCGGCCGAAGCAGAAGGACGCGGAGGTCAAGCGGCACCCGTGGGTGGTGATTCCGCGGCAGGCGGTGTTCGACCGGAAGATCACTGACGGGTCATTCCGCGTGCTGGTCGGGCTCTCATCGTTCTGCAATGCCGCGGGGCTGACGTGGGTTGGGCAGAAGCGCCTGGCGCAGGAGCTCCAGGTCAGCCGCCAGGTGATCACCACGCATCTGAGGAACTTGCGGGATCTGGGTTACGTCGAGGTCGCGTACCGCGGCTTCAGGGGAAGTCACAACAACACGTTGCGTGTCGTATTCGATCGGCGCATCACGGCCGACGAAGCCATCGCGGTAGCCAGCACGATTGAAGACTGCCGGCCACCGATCATCAAGGAGAAGGAAGCCAACATGTCACCGGAAGAACAGAAGGCGAAGATCGAGAAGCTGCTGCGGGGAGTCATCAAACCCGTCGCGGGACAGGCCAGTAAGACACCGTACAAGATGCCTGAAGGGGGCGAGACAATCGCCGTCAAACGCATTCGGGCGGGGATGAAGAGGAAGCCCATTGAGCAAGTTATACGAGCAAATGAGGAAACGGGCCATTCAGCAAGCCAGGACTGCGCTAAAGAGTCTAAAGACATAAGAGCAGTCTGTAGGGATAGGTTTAATGAAACGATTGATGATGACAGTGTTAAAGGGCTTGAGATGCTGACGACAGCGGCCGAGCTCGACGCGCTGATCGACGAGGTTCAGGCGCGGTACAGGGCCGAGGGGCTCGAGCCTCCGCGGATGGCGAAGACGCTGGATGCGGTGCTCGACCTGATCGATAGACGCCTTCAGGACGCGCTACAACGGCCCACAGGCGACGATCGGGGCGCAGGATGACCGGACATAGCCGCCAGCACCGATCGGAGCGTATAGGCCCGCTATTCGTGTTTGTACAGAACGCAGACGAACGATTGGGATTTGTACAGGCAGGGGGTAGGCGACGTGTCCCCAGCGGGCGGGAGCTCGAGCCTGGTGCGGATCGGGAGCGCCGGCAGGGGTGGTGCCTCGGTCGGCGACGCGGGACGGGCACCCTTGCCCCCTCCCCCTCCACCCGTATCGGTGGGGGCCTCTCCAAAATTTTCCCAGCAATTTCTTTGACGGGTGTTGTCCGGTAGGACGGCACGCGGTGATGTTTTTACAACAGAGGAGTGATGAAGATGGCGTATGAGTTGCGGGTTGGTCAGGGTCAGTTGTTTCGGGCGCGGAGTAAGAAGACGGACAGGAGCCCGGACATGACTGGGAAGTTGATGTTGCCGAATGGGGTGTTGGTGTATGTGAGCGGGTGGAGGAAGCAGACGCAGGCTGGGGAGGAGTGGATCAGTCTGCAGCTGGGGAACCCGGTGGATCAGCAGCAGGCGCATCAGAGTGCGGTGAAGGATACGGACGAGCAGATTCCGTTTTAAGGAGAGAAGTGATGAAAAAAGAGCCGTTAGTGAATGAGATGAGTATGCGCGACTACTTTGCCGCCAAGGCAATGCAGGGATTGTTGTCTGCGAACTGGTGCGATCAATGGCGTGCGTCTGGATTGGAGACAATGGAAAAGCAGGGTGACGCAATGCTGGTTGCTGATGCGTATGCAATAGCAGATGCCATGCTGAAGCATCGATCAAAGTAATGGTTGAAGGAGGTAGGTCATGGCTGGGCAGAAGAAGATCAGTGAGAAGGTGCCTAGCCTGAATGGCTGGGGTGGGGTGAGGAGTGTGCAGCGGAGGTTAGAGCGGTCGGCGACGATTGTGCAGAACCGTGAGGCGGTGGCGTATCAGTTGTTGGCGATGGCGAACATGAAGATCACGGACATTATGGATTGGGATGATGAGGGCAATGTCCGGGTGAAGGCGGCGAGTCGGATACCGCAGCACGCGCTGTACGCGATCAAGAACGTGAAGGTGACGAAGAACAAGGATGGAGGGCAGACGTTGGAGCTGGAGCTCTTCGACAAGGTTCAGGTGCTGCGTCTGTTGGCGAAGGCCAGTGGGTTGTTGGATGCGCCGGAGGATAACGAGAAGCCGAGTGTGATTGACGTGAATGTGGTGGCGCCCAGGGGGGAGACGTGAGTGTATGTGCTGAGTGTGGAAGCTGGAACAGCAAGGTGAAGGAATCGAGAAGGGACACGAGATACGGATGGAAGTGGAGGCTGAGGGATTGTATGGACTGTGGGCATCGGTGGAGTACATACGAATGCCCGGCAGAGGGGATGACGGTCGACGGGGAAGGAGACCCCGAGGGGAGGCTGGAGCGATGAAGACCCGGCACTGCGCGGAATGCAGACACCTGGACGTGAAGATCAATCAGAAGTCAGTGTGCGCCAGGGGGCACAAGCCGAAGTTCTTTATGGCGAAGACCATGTGGCAGGCCATCAACTGTGACTACGGATACAAGCGCAAGTGCGCTGATTACGAGGCGAAGAGATGATCAGACCGACGATGTTGGAAGTAGAGAATGGCGACGGGATTGCGCCAGACATCTCCATTTATCCAGAGTCGCTGATGGATGGGGATCTGTTCTTTAAGATCGACCAGGACGGTGAGAGCATCGTGGTGACGATGGACTGTCTGCGTGAACTGGTGATGGCAGCTGAACAACTGATGGCAGGAAGGAAACCATGATTGACTACTCTGAAGGATGTACCGAGTTGAAGCGCCTGGCTGATGCGATATGGCACGCCATGCTGGATCACCGCTACGCAGAGGCCCGTGAGCTCTGCAACGAGGTAGTGGTGATGGCGAGACTCACCAAGGCCCAGATCGCCGTGCAGACGAGGCCAGAGTGAGAACCAAGCAGGCCTCTGACAAGAGCGTGCCGGTCACGGGGCTGAAGCTCGACTTCAGCGAATCGCCCACCATCTTTGACTTCATCAGCAGCAAGTCATTCGTGCAGGGCATGATGGGGCCAGTGGGCTCTGGGAAGTCTTACGCCTGCGCTGCCAGGATCTTCATCCAGGCCGTCAAACAGAAGCCCTCCCCCATCGACAACATCCGCTACACGCGCTGGGCCGTGGTCAGAAACAGCTACCCGATGCTGAAGACCACCACCATCAAGACCTGGCTGGATCTGTTCCCAGAGTCGACCTTTGGCAATCTGCTCTGGACGCCACCGATCACACATCACATCAGACTGCCCGCCCGCGGTGACGCTGCAGGCATCGACTGTGAGGTCATCTTCCTGGCGCTCGATCAGCCGAAGGATGTCAGGAAGCTGCTCTCGCTCGAGCTCACAGGCGCATGGGTCAACGAGGCCCGAGAGCTCCCCAAAGCGGTCATAGACGGCCTCACGCACCGGGTTGGTAGGTATCCCACGAAGCGTGATGGTGGCGCGTCCTGGCACGGGATCTGGATGGATACGAACCCGATGGATGACGACCACTGGTGGCACAACATGGCCGAGAAGGAAAAGCCACAGGGGTGGAAGTTTTGGAAGCAGCCAGGCGGTGTCGTCGAGGTTCCTGCTGATGACCTGCCGGAGAACCCCGAGGCGAACGACCACGTCTTTGCTGCAGGCAAGTGGTGGAAGCTCAACCCGAAGGCAGAGAACATCAACAACCTGCCTGCCGGGTACTACGCGCAGATGCTGCCAGGCAAGAACCTGGACTGGATCCGCTGCTATGCCGCTGGTCAGTACACCTACGTCCAAGAAGGCAGGCCCGTCTGGCCAGAGTACGACGATGCCAGCATGTCTGGCGACACCGAGGTCGAGCCTGGCGTACCGATCCAGATCGGCCTGGACTTTGGTCTGACCCCTGCAGCCACCATCGGGCAGCGGTTACCCAACGGCCGCTGGCTGATCCACCATGAGATCGTCACCTTCGACATGGGCCTCGAGCGGTTCGGGCTGCAGCTACTGGCAGAGCTCAACCAGCGGTATCCAAACCACCAGGTCATGCTGTGGGGGGATCCTGCCGGCATGGCCAGGGATGCCATCTACGAGGTCACCAGCTTCGACTTCCTGAAGACACTCGGCCTACGAGCACAACCCACTGCCAGCAACGACTTCAAGGTACGCAGGGAAGCCGCTGCAGCGCCCATGCAGCGCCTGGTGAACGGTAAGCCAGGGTTGATCGTCAATCGCTCCTGCAAGCTCCTACGCAAAGCCCTGGGAGGTGGGTATCACTTCAAACGGGTGAGCATCGGCGCTGGCCAGGAACGCTTCAGGGATACGCCTAATAAGAATGAGCACTCGCACATTGGCGACTCATTCGGCTACCTGATGCTGGGCGGTGGCGAGTACAACCGGATGGTGCGAAAGAGCAACATGGCAGGCGCTCCACTGATACAAGCCACTACAGCATCCAGTGACTTTGACGTGTTTGCTTGACAGCATCCGGCCCGTTTGGCTACTGTACGCCC